CCAAGTGCAGGTGATAATCCACTAGAATATTCAGTTAATGAAGAAGAAATCTATGATGCTTTAATGGCAGATGCGGCAGAATTCGGTCTTGTTGACGAAGCACATGGTGATGTAGAATTTGGTATGTTCTCAAAAGAAGGCAATGCACAAGTTGAAAACATTATTCAGTATACACTAAAGGATTTCGAAGATGCAGCAGAAAACGCAGGCAATAGCGACCGTGATGCTCTGCGTATGGAAGCACTGAAAAAATTATTCAGTGAATTAGAAGATTTGGGAGAAGACCCAAGGCATGAAGAAGCAACAGATACAGATGTTCGTGAACGTGCTGCAGCATACCTAGATCAAGGTATCATTCGTATTATGAATGTGCTAGATAAACAATAAGCTCTACCAATTGAGCGGCCCAAGAGAGCGTCCTTCGGGACGCTTTTTTATAAATACATATAACACCGTAAATTAGGAGATGCTAAAATGGCAAATAAATTCAGAGGCACGACTTGGAATAATGCAAGGTTTGGTCCAAAAATACAAATAAGAAGATCGATTGATTTGGCAGAGTTGGGAGATTTCGGAGACATCACCGAAAATCCATCTGATTTGCCAACCTCAGGCGCAACACACCGTAAAGCAACGGGCGGATCAACATCCGCAACACGAGGTTATACAGATTTACAAGGGTTATTTGATACAGTAGTTGACACCCAAGATATGGGTGCGATTGCAGATGCAACAACACCTCATCGAATTTGGAGTTCAACAGGCGCAATCACAGATGTTGTAACATCTGCTCCGACCGGTATTCTCCCTGTGGATCAAACAGTATATGAATTGGAATCTACGTATGCTGGCGGTAATAGCGGAAACGGAAATATATTTAATGTTACAAATACTGGTACGGATACTGTTACTATTACTGGACTTGCTCAGAACTTCACCGCCACAGGTGAGAATCCAGGATTTACAGTAAAATATAAAGAAGGCGGGTATAATAGTAGCGGTAGTAATTGGGTCACAGCAGGAGTAACTGGCACTTTCACTCCGGAGAGTTCAGGTACCCCAACTGTATTAACTTTCGCATCAGATATATCTATTACTATTGAGGCCGGTGATACGATTGGTTTACACCTTGAAACTATAGGAGTAGATTATAGAGTAACCTACACAACTGGTTCATCAATAAGTAATATAGTAAACAGCGATGATAACCTATCTATCTATGAAGGACAGGGCCTTGGATTTAATGGTCAAACATACACGAGTAGAATTTGGAACGGTACTATATTCTATGTAATGGGAGACTCAAGTAGTTAATCGCAACCCACGCAAGCCGTTATACCAATGTCTGACTTTTCAACAAATACATTAGAACATTCAATTCTTAATCCAATTCCATCATCTTGGGCTATGTTTGGTAGAAACTTAGCACTTAATGACTCATATGCAATTACAGGTGGTATGCAAATTGACGATGCGGGCGCTGCAGGCACCGACTCAGGTAAAACATTCATTTATAATTTATCAGACGGTTCAGTGAAGTATACACTAGATAATCCAAGTATGTTTGGTACCGGAAGTTATGATAATTTTGGTACATCTGTAGACATTAGTGACTCGTATGCGATTGTAGGCGCATATAACGAGGACACCTCAACCGTGAATAACGTTGGTGCAGCATACATTTATGACTTATCAGACGGTTCATTGAAATACTCACTTGTGAATCCGACTCCCGGACTTTGGGACGCTTTTGGCTGGACATCAGCGATTAGTGAATCGTATGCAGCAGTTGGTGCTCTGGAAGAAGATTATAATGCATCTAATTCTGGCACAGTCTATGTCTTTGAAGAATAATTAATTAGATTTACTACGAACAAAAGCGTCCCAATGGGGCGCTTTTTTATTTGTATAAATACTAATAAATTAACTGAGTATTTAATATATGGCAGACTTAACAAAACGTGCATATGCAAAAACAGAATATACAGATAAACAATTACTTGAATTTAGTAAATGTTTTGATCCGTATTACTTTCTAAACAATTATTTCACAATTCAACATCCTATTAAAGGAAGTATGATATACAAAGCGTATGATTACCAAGATGAACTTGTAAACTCATATCACAACTATCGATATTCTATTTCTATGCTTGGACGCCAGATGGGCAAGTCCACAACGGCAGCCGGGTATCTTCTTTGGTATGGTATGTATGTTCCAGACCAAACAATTCTTATTGCTGCACACAAATATTCTGGTGCGCAAGAGATTATGCATAGAATTCGTTATGCTTATGAAATGTGTCCTGATTATATTCGTTGCGGTGTAGTTTCATACAACAAAGGATCTATTGAGTTTGATAATGGTTCTCGTATTATCGCACAAGCAACAACAGAAAACACGGGACGTGGTCTTTCTATATCATTGCTATATGCAGACGAGTTTGCATTTGTTAGACCTACGATTGCAAAAGAGTTCTGGACTTCTATATCTCCTACACTTGCTACAGGCGGTAAAGCGATTATTACATCGACCCCTAACTTAGATGATGATCAATTTGCTCTTATTTGGCAAGGTGCAAATAAAAAAGTAGATGAATACGGAAATGAAACGGATGTGGGGATCAATGGCTTTAAGCCGTATATGTCTATCTGGGAAGAACATCCAGACCGTGATGAAAAGTGGGCAAGTGAAGAAAAAGGCCGTGTAGGCGCTGAACGATTTATGCGTGAACATGAATGTAAGTTTATTGCATTTGATGAAACATTAGTTGACAGTATTAAACTTTCACAATTTAGAGGTATCGAACCTAAAAAGAAATACGGTCAAATTCGTTGGTATGACGAAATTAAAAAGGGTAATACTTACGTTGTGGGTCTTGATCCTGCGATGGGGACAGGTGGTGACAATGCGGCAATAGAAGTATGGTCTTTGCCTGAAATGAACCAAGTAGCTGAGTGGCAACACAATAAAACTGATGTCAGAGGACAAGTTAAAACTTTACATGATATACTTACTATTATCTATCAGGAACTACGTGAGCTAGGAGATAACCAACCTGAGCTATACTGGTCAGTAGAAAATAACTCACTCGGTGAGGCAGCACTTATTGTCATTGAAGAAATGGAAGAAGACAAGTTTCCTGGAGAGTTCTTACATGAGCCTAAGAAGCGTGGGGTACAACGTGCTAGTCGTAAAGGTTTTACAACAACATATAAATCAAAGATTACAGCCTGTATGAAAATGAAAGCATGGATAGAGAGCGACAAGATGACACCGCTATCAAAGAATTTAATACGAGAATTAAAGACATTCGTAGCAAGTGGCAAATCATACGAAGCAAAATTAGGTGAGACAGATGACTTAGTAAGTGCAACTATGCTATGTGTAAGACAGATACAAGTTATTACACGATTTGATGAACAATATGAACAATTATTGGGCGAAAGACTAGATAGCGATGAAGACTATGATGACGAACCACTTCCTGTAGTATTTTGATAAATACATCTAATACGGAGATTATTATGGCTGTAAATATTGAAAAGATCGCAGAAAAGACAATGAAGATTATTCAGGGTCTTGGTCTACAACCAAAGATGTTTGATGCATCGCAGGGAAAAAGTGTTGCTGACCCATTGAAGGCACGATACTTTTTTGTAGAAGTGCCAAACATTATGGTATTCATTGACGAAGAAACACATGAAGTGAATGTTGACTTGGGCGAACGTACTGATTTAGACGATCCACAAGTTAAGAAACTTATCAATATGATGAAAGACACTGCACGTAGTAATCTATTAGATTTTAACACAAAATCATTTGGAAAGCATATTAAACCAAAAAACTATGCTTTCAAAATAGAACAAAATAAGGAGCAGACTATGAGTGACGTATTCAATGAAGGTATTTCACCACTAGAAGGATCATCACGCACGAGTCGCCAAACACTAGAAACTGCAAGAATTATTGTAAAACACCGCAACCCAGTAAATGAAGAAAGCCGCGGTTCACGTTCACGTAATATCTCAGCTATTTTTATTGAGAATGCTGATGGTGAACGCTTTAAGTATCCACACAAACATTTGAATGGTGCGAGAGCTATGGCTAGACACGTTGCACACGGTGGTGTACCAAGTGATATGGTTGGCGAAGCGATTGTTGAACATTCAACAAACTTATCAAAACTAAAAGAATTTATGAACGTTGTAAACAAGCAAGGCCTTGTAAACGAAAACAATCGTTCTATTATTGCTAATGTAAAGCAAAAGATGGCGAGCATCAAAGAATCAATCAAGCGTATTCAAGGTAATAAAGGTTACACTTCATTTGTTGAGTCGATGGCTCTTAATGAGAAGACACAAGATGAAGAACTTGCAGAAGAAACAGTAAATGATTATGTAACAAAATTCACAAAGTCTACATTCGAAGAATCACTAAAAGATATTCTACCATTAGTTCATCGTGTAAACGAAGAAGAAATGGAAAATAACCGTGCAAATCAAATTGAACGTGTAAAAGAAATTATCATGGGCGTCGATAAGAAAACTGGCGAAAAGAAAAACAAGATTTCATTCCCAGCAAGAGGCGAAGTATTTGATATGGATAGAGTTAAGAAACAATACGCAGATCCTAAAAATTCTAAACAAGCGGCTGAACAAAAGTCTTTAGCTATTGCTCTACAGTTTGATGATTTGGCAGATCGTGTTGATGTTGATACAATTGATGATAAGAAGCGAAAAAATAAGGGACACGATAGAGCGGCAGAACTATCAAACTTCCTGCGTGATTTTGGCGAAGATGTCCGAAATAATCCAAAAGCATTAGATAAGCAAAAAGTTGCTTTGGCAGGCTTCCTTCTTAAAATGTCTAAACAGCCAACAGAATCAGTAGAAGAGAATATGACAATTGATTTAAAATTTGACACCATGCTCAGAGAAGCATTTTCTGGATTTGACATTCCAGAATAAATTATACACTAAATTAATTATAAAAAAGCGTCCACCTGGGCGCTTTTTTTGTTGACAAATCCTCGAATCGTGTTATCTTTATTAAGTAATAAGGAGAACTGATATGAAATCTAAAACTTATGTTGTAACAAACCCAGGGTTGTGTCACTTTTCTCATGGACAACAAATGTCACACTCTACATACGAGTTTATGAAGCAAGTGTATGGGGAAGATACGTTTGAAGTCACAGAATACAATCGTGAACTACAGAAAAAACTGATTTCAGAAAACAAGTATGTTTATATCTATTCTGAACAAGAATTAAAAGATGTTGCATATGAAATCATAGAAAATACACAAGAATGGTTCGATTCAAAAGAATACATAGAATTCTTGACAACATAGAGAATCGTGCTATATTAATTAAGTAATCAAAGAGAAAGAGAATCAATTATGAAACAGTTTATCATTAAAACAACAATCGATGTAGTATCAACACTTATGTCTGGTATTGCAGTTATAGGATGTTTTATTTACATTATATCTTAATTAGTACTTGACAATATTAACGAATCACTTTATAGTAATTATGTAATCAACGAAAAGGACTAACAAATGGCTTATATGTCTCAAGAACGCAAAAAAGAAATCGCTAAAAATGTTAAAGCAGTTGCTAAATCATATGGTTTCAGTGGTCGTGATATTACTGTCGGTGTACAACACCATAGTTCACTTGTTGTAAATATCTTTAAAGGTCCATTGGACTTCATCGGTGATATTAATGCTCACAATCATAACGTTGCACAACAGCGTGGTGAGCAGGTTCGTTCTACTACTGGTAATTATCAAGTTAATCCTTACTGGTGTGAGGAACATGCTGTTGATCCTGTTATCAAACGTTTCTTTGGTGACCTACTTGCTGCTATCAAGTCAACTGGCTACTATAACAATAGTGATGCAATGACTGATTATTTTGATCATGATTTCTATATCGATATTAATGTTGGTCGTTGGGATCGTGATTATGTTTGTTATGGTGAAATGAAAGCGGCGGCATAATGTATATTGTAAAAAATAAAGCAACGGACGAAACTGTTGCTATATCTACCCGAAAAGAAGATGCTATGGCGTATCTATCAGGTCAAAAACTTGACAAAACAATCTATATAATTGAAGAGGTTAAATCATGAGTGCAATGGGAAATTATGTTGTAGAAGTTGAAGAATTTGCTTTAGACTTCATGGATGCATATGGCGAGTTTGAAATCCCTTATAGTGATGTAGAAGATAAGGTCCGTGAAGTATACGGTAGTATGGGTGTTCAGGTTTTGTCAAACCTAATGAACATCGATGATGAATTTTTAATTGACGAAATGTAACGTTGAAGTAGAAAAGGTGAAAACATGAATAAAACATTTTCTGCCCGTGTTAAGAAACGGGTCCATAATCTCATTGAACAGCGTTTTGAAGTTGAAGAGGTTTATGAAGTCATACGAGAAGAATTTGGAGAGGACGCAATTCCTCTTGTAGCTAATTGTTATTTTGAGGGAGTTGCAGTATGAAATTATCTAGCATCAATACTATTGACGGGGCACTTGATAAGGGCTATCCCGTTTTCGTAACATACAAAGCGGATAGTAAAGAAATTGTAGCTTGGTATCCTTTTGGTGAAAAACTTGCACAGGGCGAAGCTGAAAGTCGTTGTGCCAAAAATGGTCCGGATACTTATGAATCAGCACCATGGGAACGATATGTTTTTATTCGTGATAAACATGAGAAACATTTGCGACAATTGGAAGAAATTGAGCGTAGACTATAAAGAAATATGGAGGCATTAGTCTCCATTTTTTTATGTATTATCTTACTTTTATGCTTGACTTTGATAAATAAAACTGTTATTATCAATCTATTAACTTAGAGAGGTAGTAAATCTAGGCTAATACAAAAACTAACACAGGCTAATATAGGCTAATATAGGAGAAAACAAAATGGCAACCTTAGCAGAAATCCGTGCAAAACTGCTGGCACAAGAAAACAAAGCAGAAAATAAATCTAATCAAAATCGTGGTACAGATGCAATCTATCCGTTCTGGAATATGGAAAATGATAGCACTGCGGTTATTCGATTCCTTCCAGACGAAGATAATGGTAACACATTTTTCTGGCGTGAACGACAAGTAATCAAAATGCCTTTCGCAGGTGTTGTTGGTGGCGAACAAAAGCCAATTATCGTACAAGTTCCATGCATTGAAATGTGGGGTGACACATGTCCCGTACATGCAGAAATCCGTCCTTGGTTCAAAGATCCTGCGATGGAAGATTTGGGTCGTAAGTACTGGAAGAAACGTTCATATATTTTTCAAGGGTTTGTAGTTACTAATCCACTGAACGAAGAATCTCCGGAGAATCCTATCCGTCGTTTCGTAATTGGTCCACAAATCTTCAAGCTGTTGAAAGCAGCGTTGATGGATCCCGATATGGAAAATCTACCAACTGATTATGATGCGGGTACTGACTTCCGTTTGACTAAGACACAAAAAGGTCAGTATGCAGATTATTCTACATCAAATTGGGCTCGTAAAGAACGCTCCCTGAATGAAGCAGAACGTCAGGCAATCGAAACAAATGGTCTATTTGACTTGAATGAGTTCATGCCAAAACGTCCTTCACAAGACGAAATTAACGTTATCATGGAAATGTTTGAAGCATCAGTTGACGGTGAACTATACGATCCAATGCGTTGGGGTAATTTTTATAAGCCATATGGATTAGATGTTCCAGAAGGCGCTGAAAAAAATAACTCTTCACCTACTCGAACAGCAACACAGTCTGCACCAGCAGCACCTGTGAAACCAGTAGCAGCTACGCCTGCTCCTAAAGCAGTAGATGATATTCCGTTCAAGTCAGATGAAGAAGTAGCGGCGGAGGCAGCTCCTGTAGCAGCAACTGCATCAGCAGATACTGGTGCAGGAAAAGATGCATCAGACATTCTCGCAATGATCCGTTCTCGTAAATCAGACTAACTAATAGTCAATTGGGAGGGCGTTACCGTCCTCCCCTTTTTTAACAAAATTTAATGGAGTTAGACTATGGCAAGAGCATTTGATGCGTCAAAGTTTCGTAAAAGTATTACAAAAGCAGTCCCAGGAATGTCTGTGGGCTTTCGTGATCCAGATACATGGATCTCAACAGGTAACTACTGTCTAAACAAGTTAATCTCAAACGACTTTTATAAAGGTATTCCACTTGGTAAGGTAACAGTACTTGCAGGCGAGTCTGGTGCAGGTAAATCATATATTGCATCTGGTAACATTATTAAGAACGCACAAGATCAAGGTATCTTTGTAGTTCTAATTGATAGTGAGAACGCCCTAGATGAAAGTTGGTTACATGCACTAAACGTAAGTACAGAGGATGATAAGCTACTGAAATTGAATGTAGCTATGATTGATGATGTTGCTAAAATCATTTCAGACTTTATGACTGACTACCGCAAAGAGTACACAGATACACCTGACGAAGAACGTCCTAAGGTTCTGTTCGTACTTGATAGTTTGGGTATGATGTTAACACCGACAGATGTTAATCAGTTCGAAAAAGGTGAAATGAAAGGTGATATGGGTCGTAAACCTAAAGCACTATCAGCACTTGTTCGTAACTGTGTAAACATGTTTGGCGATTTCAATGTAGGTATGATTGCAACAAATCACACATATGCATCACAAGATATGTTTGATCCAGATGATAAGATTTCAGGTGGACAAGGCTTTATCTACGCATCATCTATTGTTATCGCTATGCGTAAACTAAAACTAAAAGTAGATGCAGACGGCAACAAAACATCACAAGTGCATGGTATTCGTGCAGCATGTAAGGTTGTTAAGACACGTTACTCAAAACCATTTGAAAGTGTACAAGTAGAGATTCCGTATGAAACAGGTATGTCTCCGTATTCAGGATTACTTGAATTCTTTGAAGCAAAAGGACTACTAACCAAACAAGGTAATCGTCTAAAGTATATTACTAAGTCTGGTGATGAAATCTTAGAGTTTCGTAAGAAGTGGACTGATGATAAACTAGACCTAGTTATTGCAGATTGGAATAACGAAGATTTGGATGCAGAAGTTCATGGTTTAGAATCACTTGAAGTTGATGCAAACGGAGAAATTGTTGACGAAAACTCTGAACTTAATGAGGTATAAAAATGACTAAGTACTATTCGACAAAGACTTATGGTCATAATATCGGACTATCGGCTGTTTTCAGACAGCCGTTAGCCCACTCCCATTGTAAATTCTTGCATGGGTATAGCCTACAATTCAAGTTTATTTTCGGTTGTGAAGAACTAGATGAACGCAACTGGGTAGTAGACTTCGGTGGTCTAAAACCGCTAAAGAAATGGCTAGAAGATAGTTTTGATCATAAAGTAGTGGTTGACAGAGAAGATCCTTTGTTGTATAAATTAAGTGAACTAGAATCATGTGGACTTGCAGAACTTACATTATTTGATGGTGTAGGTGTTGAGAAGTTCGCAGAACATGCACATAAATTTGCAGACCAACTAGTTCGTGAAATGACAGATAACCGATGTTACTGTGTAAGTGCAGAGTGCGCTGAACACGGAAGTAACTCCGCAATTTTTGAGGCATAGAATGGCAGCAGTAGACGCAGATGTAATTTTTGATATTTGGGAAGCATTCAAGCCTCTCGTCCCAGCGAAAGAACGAATGGCGGCGGCAGAACGCTTGATTAAACTATGTGATGATATTGGTTTTCAGAAAACAGATATCTCAGAAATGTCAGAAAATGATAAGATTCTTGAAACTGCGTTTGATAGATATTTTGTAGACGATTTTGAAGATGAAGACGATGATTCGTGGGATGCTTACGAGGAATGAGTTGGTATCGCAAAGTAGTACAGGATTGGAAACATATACCTGCATGTCTTGACCATTTTGAAACTGAACTTGCTGAAGCACGTACAGAGGTTAAGATTAAGGGAAATGTAGAACGTAACTCTACAGAACTTCCGTCATTCGTTGAATTACGCTTTTCTCAATTGCAAGAATTAGAAGCAATCTTAGAACATCTAAATATAAGTTTGCGAATAAAACGTAGCGAATATCTGAGAAAATACCTTGAGAACTACAACAAGGCGTTGTCTAGTCGGGATGCAGAAAAGTATGCTGATGGAGAGCAAGAGGTTGTAGCAATCTCAGAATTAATTAACCAAGTAGCGTTTATGCGGAATAAGTTTCAAGGTATTACAAAAGGGTTTGAAATAAAACACTTTCAATTGAGTAATATTATTAAGCTAAGAGTAGCCGGCATGGAAGACGCAGATATAAACACTAGATATTAAGATGGCTGCAATGTGTGTAAATACATTGCTATTTTGGAGAAAATGAATATGAGTAATATACAAGTTACCAAACGGGATGGTAAGAAAGAAGAACTAGACTTAGAAAAAATGCACAAAGTGGTTTTCTTTGCTTGTAACGATATCAATGGTGTAAGTGCAAGTGAATTAGAATTAAAATCACGTATTCAATTCTATAATGGTATTACTAGTACTGAAATTCAAGAAACCCTTATTAAAGCTGCCGCTGATTTAATCTCAGAAGAAACTCCAAACTATCAGTGGGTTGCAGGTAATTTGATTAACTATCATATTCGTAAAATGGTATATGGTGATTTTGAACCAATCCATGTACACAAACTTGTACAACAAAACGTTGAACGAGGTTTCTATGATCCAGCATTACTAGAAGACTATTCAGAAGAAGAATGGGATAGAATTAACGGTTTCATTAAACATGAACGTGACTTCAATATCTCATACGTTGGAATGGAACAGTTTCGTGGAAAGTACCTAGTACAAAACCGAGTAACGAAACAACTTTTCGAAACACCACAAATGACATACATTCTTATTGCGGCGACACTTTTCAGTCAGTATCCTCGTGAAGAGAGAATGCGTTGGGTGAAAGATTATTATGATGCAGTTAGCAACTTTGATATTTCACTACCAACGCCAGTTATGGCAGGGGTGCGTACACCACAGAGACAGTTTTCATCCTGTGTCCTAATTGAGACAGATGACTCACTTGATTCAATCAATGCGACATCTTCATCAATCGTAAAATATGTCTCACAAAAAGCTGGTATTGGTGTCGGAGCGGGTAGTATTCGTGCTATTAACTCTCCTATCAGAAATGGTGATGCGTCACATACAGGTGTTATTCCATTCTATAAGATGTTTCAGGCTTCCGTAAAATCTTGTTCGCAAGGCGGGGTTCGCGGAGGCGCTGCAACACTTTATTATCCTATCTGGCATTATGAAGTTGAAGACTTATTAGTATTAAAGAATAACAAAGGTACAGAGGACAATCGTGTGCGCCATCTAGACTATGGAGTACAGTTTAATAAGGTAATGTATGAACGCCTACTACAAGGTGGAGATATTACATTATTTTCTCCTAATGATGTACCGGGACTTTACGAAGCATTTTTTGCAGACCAAGACAAGTTCCGTGAACTATATGAAACGGCAGAACGCAATACACGATTACGTAAAAAGACTATTCCAGCTATTGAATTATTTTCAGCATTTATGAATGAGCGTAAGAACACAGGTCGTATCTACTTGATGAATGTAGACCATGCTAACGACCATGGGTCATTCAAACCTGATCTTGCTCCTATCAAGCAGTCCAATCTATGTTGTGAAATTAATCTACCTACTAAACCATTGAAACATGTGTTTGACGAAGAAGGTGAGATTTCACTATGCACACTAAGTGCTATCAATTGGGGTAATATCAAGACGCCAGCAGATTTTGAAAAGCCGTGTGAATTGGCTGTACGCGGATTAGATGCATTACTAGATTATCAGAAGTATCCAATTATTGCAGCAGAACTATCAACTAACAAGCGGAGACCTCTTGGTGTCGGCATTATTAATTTTGCCTATTGGTTAGCGAAGAATGATACTAATTATTCAAATCCAAACTTAGACTTAGTTGATGAATGGGCAGAAGCATGGAGTTACTTCTTAATTAAAGCGTCAAATAGACTAGCGCAGGATATGGGAGCATGTCCTGGCGCAGGCGAGACACGGTACGGTGACGGTATTGTACCAATGGATACACGTAAAATCGATGTGGATGAACTTACTACATATGTTGAACGTCAGGATTGGGCGACACTACGTGAAGACTTAAAAACTACAGGTATTAGAAATAGCACACTGATGGCTCTAATGCCAGCAGAAACATCAGCACAGATTTCTAACTCTACAAACGGCATTGAGCCTCCACGCAGTTATGTATCTGTAAAACAGTCAAAGCACGGTGTTCTGAAGCAGGTTGTACCTGGTATTCACAAACTAAAAAACAAGTATGAACTTCTTTGGGACCAACAGTCTCCGCAGGGATATATTAAGATCATGGCAGTTCTACAAAAATATATCGACCAAGGTATTTCGGTGAACACGTCATATAATCCGGTATTCTTTGAGGATGAGAAGATTCCAATGTCAACAATGTTACAAGACTTGATTATGTTTTATAAATATGGTGGTAAGCAACTTTACTATTTTAATACATTTGACGGCCAAGGCGAAATTGATGTAAATAAGCTAGTGGATGACCCACTGGCCACAACAGAATTAGACGATGATGCGGCATGCGATAGCTGTGTGATTTAAAAAAGAGAGAGAACCAATGTCAGTATTCAATTCAAAAAACAAAACAGATCATACGAAAGCACTAGCATTCCTAGACCCAAATGGCGGAGTTGCTATTCAACGTTTTGACATGCTAAAATATAAACAGTTTGACAAACTAACTGATAAGCAACTAGGTTTCTTCTGGCGTCCAGAAGAAGTAGATGTAACTAAAGATTCAAATGATTTTAAAAATCTTACAGACCATGAACGTCACATCTTTACATCAAATCTAAAGCGTCAAATCCTACTAGATAGTGTACAAGGTCGTGCGCCAGTAGAAGCATTCGGTCCACTAGTATCTATTCCAGAACTAGAAGCATGGATCCAAACTTGGACATTCAGTGAAACAATCCACTCACGTTCATATACTCACATCATTCGTAATGTATATTCAGATCCTTCTAAAGTGTTTGATGGCATGATGGATATCGAAGAGATTATGGATTGCGCAGATGATATCTCAGAATGCTATGACCAACTAATTGATATGACATCATACTTTAATCTATTGGGTGAAGGTACACATACTGTCAATGGAAACAAAGTAGTAGTAGACAAATACGAAATTAAAAAGTTGCTTTATAAAACTCTTATGAGCGTAAATATTCTTGAAGGAGTTCGTTTCTATGTCTCATTTGCTTGTTCATGGGCATTTGCAGAATTGAAGAAGATGGAAGGCAATGCTAAGATTATCAAGCTAATTGCACGTGATGAAAACTTACATCTTGGTTCAACACAAACACTACTAAAAATTCTACCAAAAGATGATCCCGATTACATCAAAATCGCACAAGAGACAGAAGCAGAATGTATTCAGATGTTTGTAGATGCAGTAGAACAAGAAAAGCAGTGGGCTGAATATCTATTCAAAGATGGCTCCATGATTGGTCTAAACACACAACTTCTATCAGACTACATTGAATGGATTTGTTGTAAGCGCATGACGGCAGTAGGACTAAAATGTCCATACACAACTCCACAAGCTAACCCACTACCATGGACACAAAAGTGGATCGCAGGCGCAGAAGTACAGGTAGCTCCGCAAGAGACAGAGATTTCATCCTATGTTATCGGTGGTGTTAAGCAAGATGTTGATAAAAACACATTCGGAGGTATGTCACTATAATGGAACACGTATTCGATGATACATGGATCAGACAAAAGCAATTTAAATTTGCTATGGAAAATGAAACTATTTATAGGCCTTCAACTGAAATCGATCATAAAGTAATAGATGCACAATTACCTGCATTTATTAAAGGTGCTACTGGCGAAGATGAAAAAAAATTCATCTTAGATATCGGATGCGGTGATGGCTATGCTATGGAACGAATTATTGATCTTGGTTATGAACATGTTCAAGGTGTCACATTGCATAAGCAAGAGTTTGATATATGTAAAGGTAAGGAACTTAGTGTACATCTAATGAATTATAACTTTTCTCAAATGATGGACAAGTTTTTTCATGTTATTTGGATGAGACAGTCATTACAATTTTCATTTCAGCCATTTTTCACACTGCTAGAACTTAATCGTATTTTACGTATTAATGGTTGGATTTATATTGAAGTTCCAGACACTTCAAACGCAGGAGTACCATTGGGAACATTACATAGTGAAACATATGCACGACTGTTTATCGCTGCTGGATTTGAGATTATCCAAGCAGATAGCCTTTCTTTAAGTTTCGGTGAACAATCAGAAAAGCATAATTTCTTTGCACTAGTCAAACGTAAAAATATAAACTTGCCTACACTTCCAGAAGAAGAATAATGTATTTTTTTGAAAAACAATATGAATACTTTTCAGGCCCTTGGCCTCATATTATTATCAATGATGCGTTAGACCTAGACCTCTCTAATAAGCTAAGTGAGCAATTTATAGAAAGTCAAAGTCCAGATACTAGAACTGATTTATGGAATGAATTCATTTCATATAATGAATCTAGATTAGAAGATATGGTAAAGTTATTAGATAGCGTTTTTAACCATAGCACTGGGCCATATCAGTATCAAACTAATCTATGTGGAAACTTACCTAATAATGGCAAAGTTGAAAAAGATTGGCATATTGACGGACCAGATAAAATTTATCAGATTTTATATTATATGGACAGTGAAGAAAACACTGGATATTTTGAAGCTGCAAATGATGCCAATGGGACAAACTCAAAGATTATCCCATATCAACATAATAGAATACTAGCGTTCAAAAGTAGCCATGGACAAGACAATGAGAAACAAACTTGGCATAGGTTTTTTTCTACAGTAAAATCACATAGAAAAACGTTTAATATACCAATACAAACAATTGATATTTAATACTTGACAACTAGCCCGAATCACTCTATACTAATTAAGTAATCAAAAAAGAGAGGTTCTTATGCTTAATTCTATTATCAAGAGTATTGCTTATTTCGCTGCGTTTGCAGGTATTATGATGATTGCTGGGTCCGCAAATGATTGTGACGGCGCATGTATGGAACAAGCCAACACATTAGGTGAAATAATTTCAATCAGTCTAATTGGATTATTTCTTATTATCTCTGGTGTTTATACTGCATATAAATTAGATTAAACTTGACAAATCCTCGAATCATGTTATATTAATTAAGTAATTAAGAGAAAGAGAATCATATGTCAGTAGTACAAATCACAAATGGCTTCTATCGCAATGAAGAAGTTACAGGCATCTTCCCAGTAGTTCAAGAACTGAAAGAAGCAAAAGACGGAACTCACTTCATCACAGTTGATGCAAGTGAAACAGAATTCAATCGTGCAAAGATGCGTGTCAAAGTGCGTCCTGAAAATATCGAAACAGTTTCACAACATCGTGAGACTGATGAACAAGTTATGGATCGTATCGCAGAACGTTTCTCTATCTTAGATGAAATGACAGAAGCTACTATCGATGGTGTAGTGCGTGGAATGGTCGTCTCAGGACCTCCTGGGATCGGTAAGACATATGGTGTCGAACAGATACTTGAGAAAGATTCACTATTTGACGTGATGGCAGATAACCCACTTCGTCACACATTTGTCAAAGGTACAATGTCACCTATTGGTTTGTATGCGATGCTTTACAAGTATTCAGAATCAAAAAACATTGTAGTACTTGACGATTGTGATAGTATTCTGTTTGACGAAAATGCTCTAAACATTCTCAAAGCAGCACTTGACAGTGGTAAGAAGCGTATGATTTCTTGGAACTCTGACTCGCACTTCTTACGCCGTGAAGGTGTTCCTGATCGTTTTGAATTCAAAGGTTCTGTAATCTTTATCACAAACTTGAAGTTCGACAATGTTCGTTCAACAAAGATTAAAGATCACCTAGAAGCTATCATGTCTCGTTGTCACTATCTTGATTTGACACTTGATTCTACACGTGACAAAATCTTGCGTATTAAGCAGATTGCACGTGATGGTGGTCTATTCGATCAGAAAGGTCTTAGCAAAGAACAAGAAGTTGAGATTGTTGATTTCTTAGAAAATAATCAAGCAAAGATGCGTGAAATCTCATTGCGTATGGCTCAGAAACTTGCAGACTTAGTAAAGATGGCACCAGGTCGTTGGAAGCGTCTAGCAGAAACAACTTGCATGAAACGGGTCTGATTCGCCCGCTTCGCAACCAAAGACGGATGTTAGGATTTTCTCTCTTTCTCCCTAACATCCGTCTTTTCCATTTGACATTCATATAAAAAGGTGTTATTATAGTACAATGAGCATCGAAGAAACAAAAGAAAAAATCATAGAAAATCTTAAAGAAGTATACGATCCTGATTTAGGAATCGATGTATATAATATGGGATTGATTTATGAATTAAAAGTAGGTGAAGGTTATGCAGATATTGTAATGACACTCACAAGTGCATTTTGTCCATCCGCTGATGATATTATTGCAGATGTAAAGAATGCGGCACAAATTGTTGAAGGTATTGATCTTGTAAGCGTTGATGTTACGTTTGATCCCCAATGGGGTCCGGAGCATCTATCAGAAGAAGCGCAAATGATGATGGATTGGATGTTTAATTGAAGAAATGTACAATATTAATCAAAGATGAAGTGAACGTTAAGTTAGATGGACTTGACCCAGCAACACGCCGTAAGTGTTCTGATAAGTTAAAGTTCTTCTTACCACATGCATATCATATGCCAGCGTATAAGCTAGGGCGCTGGGATGGTACTGTGCGCTTTTGTGATGTGGGCGGTCGTACATATCTAAATCTACTTGATGATATTCTACCTATTGTAATTAGTTCTGGATATGAAATTGATATTGATGATAGGCGTGAACATACAGAACTATCATTTGATATGGTTGATGCAGAGTTTTGGGGCGATACTTGCTGGCCTGAAGGGCACCCCGCCGCAGGTCAACCAATTCGTTTACGTGATTATCAAGTAGATGTAGTTAACAAGTTTCTTGAAACACCACAGGCTTTACAAGAGATTGCGACTGGCGCAGGTAAAACTATCATGACTGCCACGCTATCTAAAATTGCAGAAAAGTATGGACGCTCTATTGTCATTGTACCGAACAAGGATTTGGTACGACAAACAGAAGAGGACTATATTAATTGTGGGTTAGACGTTGGGGTGTACTTCGGTGACCGTAAAGATATTGGCAAGACGCACACTATCTGTACATGGCAATCACTCAATAGTTTGTTGAAGAAAACAAAGAAAGGTGAAGACAACATCATGGATTTTATCGAAGATGTTGTATGCGTTATGGTTGACGAAGTACACCAAGCTAAAGCAGATGTTCTAAAAGACTTGCTAACAAGCGTGTTTGCAAACGTCCCATTGCGATGGGGTCTGACAGGTACTATCCCCAAGTCAGACCATGAATTCGCTACTATTCAAGCAAGTCTTGGGACAGTAGTTAATCGTCTAGCGGCGAAAGAACTACAGGATCAAGGTGTTCTTGCTAACTGCGAAGTGAACATTATTCAGACTCAGGAGACAGCAGAATACACAAGCTACCAAAGTGAGTTAAAGTTTTTGTTAGAAGACAAAAAGCGAATGGAATACCTTGCAGAAATGATTAAAGAAGTGTCAAAGACAGGAAATACACTTGTGCTGACAGGAAGAATTAGAAACGGACAGTTATTACAAGAACTATTACCGGGGGCAGAATTTGTTCAGGGAGAAATGAAAACAAATGACCGAAAAGATGCGTACAAAGAAATCAATCAAGGAACGAATACAATCACAGTTGCTACGTACGGTGTGGCTGCCGTGGGTATTAACATTCCTCGTATCTTTAACTTGGTTCTGTTGGAGCCTGGCAAGTCTTTTGTACGTGTAATTCAGTCTATCGGTCGTGGAGTTCGTATAGCAGAAGATAAAGATTTTGTTCAAGTTTGGGATGTTACGAGTCGATGTAAATTTTCTAAACGGCACTTAACTGAACGTAAAAAGTATTATAAGGATGCAGAGTATCCATTTAACATTCAAAAGGTCAAATACTAATGAAAATTTTAACACCAGAAAATAAAACATTCGAAATGAATAGTTTACCAGAAAATGAAATAGAAGATATACGCTATTGTGTATTAGATGTAACAGATAAACAAGAGCCTGATTTCTTCTTTATTCCATTAGTGTTCATCGAAACATTCAATGCTCCGAGCATATCGTTGAGCATTGGCAATTATAAAATTGAAATGCCTATTGATTGGAATATTTTGATTGGTGATAGGGATTTGGGTCAGTTAGAATTCATTCCATTGACAAGTATTAACGAAAGACCTTTTGATACTATCTTAACAAATCCACTAAGTGGTTTTACAATGCAATGGGAGCCAGTAAAAGTTCATAATGTGTTTGCAGATGTTAAATGGTTCTTCCCGAAATTAAAGTATGGTCATATTCTTGCTATCCCGCTCGAACATAAAGAGAAACCAAAGTGTGCATATTTTGTGAAAGATTTGAATAGGATACCAGATGTACTAAGCAGTTATGACTTCTTCTGATACTAAAACACAAGAAAAAATGCACAGGGTACAGATAGTCGGTATTTCAGAATCGCACAATGCAACCCAATGGTGTACAGCCTTACTATTCGAAGACGAATGGGAAAGTGAAGTTTTTGATAATTTTGATTGTTTTTACTTTACATCCAAGTCTATTTGTAGTATGTTTATGTTTGTAAATGGTGGTAAATATATACCACCGCCAAGAGGATTTAAAAATGAGTGATAAACTTCCACTAAATGATGTACTTGCTGCAATTGACAACCGTGACTTTAGTTGGTATTCTCGCTTACCAGATGAAAAGAAAAAGAAATGGTCTAGTTGGTTATTCCTCAGATACGCATCAAGTGTCAAAGGTTCTGGTCAATCAGATGCGCTTCTAAACACAAACGATTTTGTTAATAAAAATTATGTTGATTTATATAAGCACGATGAACTGATGTGGAAACTTTTTTGCTTGACAGGTACCGGTAAAAAGCAGTATCATGAATGGATCAAGGGCCCTAATACAAAGAAGAAAACAGACAAAATTTCACAGTTCATTTCTGAAATCTTTCCGCATCTGAAATCAGATGAAATAGAACTATATCAGATGATAAACGACGATTCAGAAATTAAACAATTAGCACAGGATGCAGGTAAGTCACAAGAACAAATTGACGAAATATTTGGTAAGAAGAAGCGTAAGAAAAAATGAGTTTTGAATGTCGGTTTTGTGGAAAAGTATTCAAGCGTGAAAATACCCTTGTTGTGCATCTGTGTGAACAGAAACGTAGGCATATTAACCGAGACGATAAGTATGTACGATTAGGATTTACTGCATACAATAGATTTTATGAAATGACACAAGGCGCCACTAAACAAAAGACATATGAACACTTTGCTAAGTCTAACTATTATACAGCATTTACTAGGTTTGGTAAACACATGTTAGAGATTAATGCAATCGAGCCAGAGAAGTTTATTAACTTTGTTATTACAGCAAGTATTCCATTGGATAGTTGGTGTAAAGACTCTGTATATGAAAGTTATATACGTGAGTTAAATAAGAAAGAAACATCAGAACGTGCAGTTGAACGAGGCATCTTGTTAATGGAACAATGGGGCAGGGAACATGATAGACCGTTTAATGTATTCTTTAGGGAAATTAGTAGGCCGCGTCTTATACATTGGATCAAGTCCGGACGCATTAGCCCTTGGATTATTTTTAATTGCAATTCTGGTGATAAGGCAATTGCATCAATGACAGATAATGAACACCATATGATTAATGAATATTTAGAACCAACGTTCTGGACACGTAAGTTTTCAACACGAAAAGAAGATGTTGAATTTGTACAGATGGTATTAAAGGAGGCTGGATTATGAGTACAAAACGAGTTAGTAAAGTTGAAAATTCTTCTACGTTAATAGTACAAGAAGACCCAACAACTGGCGAAGCATTCATCGAACTACCACAGAGGTTACTTGACCAACTCGGCTGGAAAGAGGGCGATGACTTAACATGGGTCGAAATGCCTGACGGTAGTTGGACTATTAAGAAGGTGGAGGATCAAACAGATGAAAACAAATGAAGAAATAGATGATATGATAAAAGATTATATCAGTGAAAACTCTATGGATACTAAGAGTACTATGGATACAAGTAGCGTAATTACTACAGGTACAAGTAGCGCAGACACCAGCTATTCTACAAATGATAGTATCTATATTACTGATGATACAATTGATTTTTCTGGGTTGTTAACTGGAACCACTACAGTATCTATAGCAGATAATGCATCAGGAAACTATACATATGAATCTGCTGAAGATAAAACAAGCAAAAGATTAGATAGGATTGAAAAAAGATTATCTATCTTAGAGCCAAATGAAGAATTGCTTGATAAATATGAACTATTGCAAGGTCTTTACGAACAGTATAAAGCGGCAGAAGCTATGCTGCACGACGGAGACGATAACGAAGAAGAGGAGTTGCCGTTTTGAAAACTATAACTTACGATTGGAATAAAACAGAACATGCAGTGCGTGATATTGCAATGGGATTATTTAAGTCTAACTGGCGACCAGATTATATTGTAGGTATAACTCGTGGTGGACTAGTGCCGGCAGTAATGTTATCTCATATGACTAGTATTCCAATGCATACCCTTTGCGTTCAACTTGCTGCAGATGGACTTGACGAAAATACTGAAAGTAATTGCTGGATGGCAGAACAAGCATTTGGTTATAATGATCCTGATATTACTGGTACTACGGGCGCACGGTGGGATCCTAGATTGCGCAAAAACATTCTTATCATGGATGATATCAATCGTGGCGGTGATGCAATGGAATGGATTATGGAAGACTGGCAGGCAGGTTGTTTTCCAAATGAAGAAAATGCTTGGAATTCTGTATGGCATGAGAATGTTCGTTTCGCTTCACTACTTTCAAATCCGAATTCAATTGTTGATACTGATTATTGGAGTGCAGAATTCACTGAAGAGGAGGAGAACTGGATTGAGTTTCCATGGGAAATGTGATACATTAAAGTTGATACATAGAGAATCAAATACCCGCAAATTACTAGATAAGCTACGCACAATCAGAGGTGAAATCCGAGACAGGCGTAAATTCTTTTCTGATTTTGATAACAACGAGTTTCTAAAGTGGACTCCTGTTACCAAAGATGGCATTAAGTTCGAAAAAGAACTTGTGCCAGGAAGTGGAATGCTGATGGAATTAATTGACTGGTGTAATAGCAATTGTGAAGGATACTACGTAGCGCATCGAGGAGATATATATTTCGAAGATGAAAACGATGCGGCTCTGTTTATTATGGTTTGGAAATGAGCGGACAACGAAGATGGTTAAAAACTTGGGCAAGGACTGTTGGTATGCCAATCGGTATCACTGATGATGATAAGCCTGAATTTTTACCTATTAGACAAAAAGATGTAAGACGTGCTTTAGTACTCAGAACTTTCTGGATTGTCTTGCATATTGTGACATGTTGTGCTATTATAGCAGGGAACGGAAGAACACTTGGGCTTTGGTAATGAATAATCAAACTGATATTGATATTGACTTATTTGATAGAAATAAAATTCTATCTTGCATTAGTCATGTGCCTGCAAGTATTGAGAAAAATGGCGTATACGTAAAGCATAATAGCGGTGTGTATGTTAGTAAGATACCGCATGATCCAGTAACTAATCTTGCAAGTATAGAATATAAAGAAGCAGAAGAAAGAAATTATTTTAAGTTAGACTTTCTTAATAACTCTCTATATGAGGGAGTACGTGATGAAGCACATCTAATTTCACTTATGGAACAAGAACCAGTATGGGAATTGTTTCAACATGAAGAAGTTGTAAAAAATCTCGCACATGTTTCTAATCATATTGAAGTATTAAAGGTATTAAAGCCGAACACTGTTGAAGAACTGGCAGAAGTTCTCGCCATTATTCGTCCTGCTAAACGACACCTTTTAAATGAAAACAGAGAAACTATAACTTCACAAGTTTGGACAAAGCCAACAGACGATACTTATTATTTTAAAAAAGCACACGCTGTTGCGTATGCAGTAAGTATTGTAGTTCAGCTTAATCTATTTTGCGAACAAGTTGAACAGAACGGCGCTTGATACGTTTTTGAATAATGTTATTCAGTGACGTTTCTGGTCCCCACATGATCTTTACATCTTTTGAATTCATATTAGTAATCCAGTTTCTGTAAACTGAAATCTGTGATCCCAAGAACAAGTTAATAGGTATTAGTCTATTTGACTCCCACCACCATTGCTCGCCTAGTTCAATAAATGCTTTCCTCAATTCAGGTGTCGGAATAGATTCAAAATTATATATAGAGGTAATCACATTATCAGTATTAATAACAATACCAAGATAATCCTCATATTCTTTTTTCCCGTAACGAACCATTGAGAAAAATGGGTAATTCTCTTGGATCCATTCAATTTTTTCTTTTTCCATCATATATATTTATGCTTATTAGAAAAGTGTGTTTTGGGAGATAAATACAACTATGATTAATTATAATGTATTTCAGTATAACAGAGAAATCGAAGTTGTATGTGTTGATGGAGATAACACTGCGACAATGACAACCTACCTAGGAAACATGCCAATGTATGATGCAACTCACAAACTACACAAGGGTATAGATAATACTCTTCGATTTAAGATTAAAGACACCGATAGAAAACCAATTGACTTGACGAACAAGACAGTCATTTGGAAGATGTATGATCGTGAAAGCAGAGAAAACGTACTATTCAGGTATCCAGTTGTTACTAATGCGGCTAAGGGCATGTGTTCGCTAACTATTATGACTAATGATACTGTAATGTTACCTGAGGGATTTTATCAATTTGCAATGTATACTGTAGAGAACGGTGTAGAGCAAATCATTTATACTGATACATATGATAATGCTAAAGGCACTATCGAAGTTTGCGATGATGTTTATCCAGAGTTTGAAGACTCACAAGAAACATCTACATTCTTTAATGATGGACAGAAGTATGTAACAACTGTATTTGATGGCAGTGGTAACACAATCAAATCACGTTCAATTCATACATTTGCACTATACTTTGATGGCTTTACAGGCGATGTTTCTATTCAAGGCGACCTTTCAATTCAACCATCTACAAATGATGAAGATTGGTTCGACATGACACCGAAACTACTGTACGATTCTAATATTCGTATAAACAATGAGACTGGTGTACAGGGTTACGTTGTGCAAGCAAATGTAAACTGGATCAGAATTTCGTATACTAAAACAGCAGGCGAAATTACAAAGGTATTATTAAGGAATTAACACTTGACAAATCTTCGAATCACTGCTATAACAGCTTATGTGATTAAAAGGAGATATGCACATGATGTTTTTTTATAGCGATAATGAAGTTCGCCGTTCAACTAAACCTTTTTTTGCAGAAGACTATGATGCTAATCATATGATTAGTAAGCATTTAGAAAACTATTTTTTCCTGAAATTTATCTTATTGAAAAGTGACGATAGAGTTGAAAAACATCATGCCTCTAAAGAGTTAGACATATGTGAGCGTAAGATGAATTTTTGGAAACGTCAATCTAATTTCTGTTCAAAACAGTATGAAAAAGATATCGAAGCATATCGTAAGATGTACACAAACTAATTTATAAGTTATTAAAAACGCAGGATTATTTCTTGCGTTTTTTGCTTGACAAATGTAACGAATCACACTATATTAATTAAGTAAATGAGAGAATGATTCTCTTATCAATGTAAAAACGAAAAGGAAAAAACGATGATTACGTTGAACAAAAAAATTATGAAAGAAAACACTGAAACTGATGTACTTCAAGTGATCGGATGTTTCAAACGTGATTGGGTACGCTACGCAGACTTAAATCGTGTTTTGCACTTAGTGTTGAAAGAATTTGATCGGGACGCAAAATCAGGTCCTTCTCAGATCAAAGCACTACTACAGTCTCTTGTTGAACAAGGGAAAGTTCAATACAAAAAAGTCGGTTCTGCGGCTTACTACAAAGCAGTAAAGGAGTAACGCTATGTCTGTACCATTCGCACAAGATCCCAAGCAACTTTGGGGAAATGATATTATAGCAATTTTTGGACCAATAGGCGAACGCCGTCCAATTTCAGAATTGTCATATGATGAAAAGCAAGAGATTATCAAGTCAGTTCCAGAGTATGTTTCGACCAAGGACTTAGGTCCGTTCCCTTCACTTTATCAAGTTGTTAACAAGGTATTGAAGGTATTGAAGCAGTCTAAGGCATTGTTCGGCATTGACTTGAATTGGCAAGAAGAAACTGCTCTTATGACGTTAGGACTTGAACGTCCTCGTGAAATGTATAAGTCTACTGATAAGATGTACAAGAACAACGCAGTTCAGCGTGGCATTATGTTGCGCCACTTGTTAGAAGATATCTTGTTTGTATATGAACCAAAGAAGGTACTTAATGGATTAGCACGTTATTCAGTTGTCGAGGATCGCTTCTATATGAATGACGCACAGCACCGTAATGTTGCGTCTATTATTCTGGGTGTTCGTTATATCCCTGTTGAGTTTGAACAGTCTGAAAGTCAGAGTGTTGATGTTGAACAGTATGGCTGTGTGAACATTGGTAGCCTTGTAGCAAGTGAGTTTGACAAGTACCGCAACCGAGTACAACAGTACTTAACTCGTCAAGGAGAAGGTCTTGATGTTGATAATCTTGGACCAGCAGTAGAAACTGCACATGCAGTGCATCAAATAGTTGAAGTATCGTATGGTATTGAGTTTGTAGAAAAGGGCGGTGAGAATTTACCTCGTACATGTACTGGTGTTGCTAATGCATTACGAGACTATGAACGTTATGGCGCTGAAATCTTTACACGTGCTGTATCTATTGTTGCTTCACAAACAGTAAATGTTCGTAACCGTATTCCACAACAGATGATTGAAATGGTATGTCGTTTTTTGAAGTCTCAACAAGCAAGTTCAATTGATGAATTTGTAATGGACATGGCAGTTGAAGAGGCACTTGAGCATTGGTGTCCAAAGAAGGACAAGACTGGGTTGTATAAAGATGCAAATCGTGCTTGTGTTAATGGCCCTTTCAATGATGATAGCGATACACCATTGATGTCAGATGCATTGTGTGACCTACAAACTCGTTGGGCAGCAGGTGTATTGAAGTTGGTTCGTGTGACTAGTCCAAATCTAGACTGGGAACCCATCAAGGTAAAGGGTGTAGATATTGCAGAACAGGCAATGCCTGGATTTGTAGTAATGCCAAAACTAGGAATGGTAGCATAAGATGTCAATGAACTCCCAGATTTCTTCTCGTACTCCATATACTGGGTTTGATGAATCTACATATTATACTAAAGAACTATATGCATTCTTTGTTGAAAATGTGTACAATCCAGATGTATACTTTAAGTTAAAAATTCTAGGAAAGTATGCAAAAGACTATAAGTGGACAAGAGAACAGGCTTGGGAGTTTATTGAAACTCATTTAGAAGAATCACGTGGATATTATGTAGGCAATGTCTTTTATCAATATGATTGGGGTTCTGGAGAGAACAAACAAAAACCAATTGATAAAATGCATGAGCCTAATTTAGACCATATTTTACCACGTGAGCAGGGAGGTGATAATTCCCCTTCCAACTTCCGAATTAGGTCACGTAGATTAAATGAAAACAAAAATAATACAAACTCTGATGTAGAAAGAATTGCTACGATTATGGATTTTGCAAATGATGTAGAAGACAACACACTGCTAGTTCAATTAGCAAAAGAGTGGCTTGACAATTACACATAAAACTGATATAGTATAGTTATGGAAATACAACAGTCTATATATCAATATTTGCCGCATCAGCGAAGACAGTCATCCGGAGGTTGGCTGTCTTTCAATTGTCCATGTTGCGTAGACAATGGTGAAGCACGTAATGATACACGTATGAGAGGTGGTATTCGTTCAGACAATGAGAGTATATCATATCACTGTTTTAACTGTGGGTTTACTGCATCACACAAACGTGGTAGAGTTATTAACAAAAAGATGTTAAATCTTATGCGTAATTTGGGCGTAGCAGAAAGTGATATTAAACGTTTACAATTAGATGCTATCAGAGAAAAAGAATTAGCAGATGGGCCTACACTATTCATTAGTAAGACACAAACAACACGCATACCATCATTCAAAGAATGTGAACTGCCAGAAGGAGCAAGATTATTAGAAGATATATTACGTGATGATGAACCAGATGCACGTGCAGTATCATCAGCTAAATATCTGCTAGATAGAGGAATATATGATTTCGTTAAGACTTATTGGTCTCCGCATCCCATATTCAGACAAAGAGTTATCTTTCCTTTCTATCAGGGAGACCGAATTGTTGGATATAGTGGCAGAGACTTTACTGGCAAGAATGAAGCAAAGTATATGAGTAAAACGCCAAAAGACTTTCTCTATAATATAGATGCTATCAAACGAAATAGAAAGTACTTGATAGTAACAGAAGGAACGATTGATGCGGCATGTTTAGATGCAGTAGCGATTATGAGTAATGAAGCAAGTGATATGCAAATTGATTATATCAATCAATTCAAAGGTGAAGTTATCGTATGTCCAGATAGAGACAAAGCAGGCGAGAAACTAATCAAACAAGCGATTGAAAATGGATGGTCAGTTTCTTTTCCAAGATGGGAAGATGATTTAAAAGATGCAGGAGATGCTATACAGAGATACGGAAAACTATATACTCTCAAAAGTATAATTGATGGAAGCATAAGTAATAGTACAAAGATCAACGTAAAGATGCGGTTAGGATAGGAATTCAAAATACATGGCTAAAGAACCTAAAAAGAAAAAAGTAACAAAAAAGGCTCCGAACAAAGTAGAGCCTAACAAAGTAATACCAACACCAAAAGTGGTACCTGCTCCCCCACCTATGCCTATGCCACAACCTCCGATGCCACCAAAGAAACCTGGTGAAGCATTATATGATAACGGCATTATATTCATGGACAAAGAGTTCAATCAAGAAAACTGTATGCCATTAGTCAAAATGATTATGGAATACAACATGATGCCAGAAGATACAAAACCAGAGGTTATTCATCTGTATATTAATTCACCAGGTGGTGCAGTAAACAGTGCTTTTCATCTAATTGATGTAATCAAGCAAAGTGAAATCCCAGTACATACATATGGTATGGGTATGATTGCAAGTTGTGGTGTACTACTAATGATGGCAGGCGAAAAAGGACATCGCTATATCACACAGAATACAAGTGTAATGTCTCACCAATACTCTTGGGGTTCACGTGGTAAAGAACATGAATTGATGTCAATTGTAAAAGAATTTGAACTATCTACAGAACGTATGATGGATCACTATAAGAAATGTACTGGTAAAAATGAAGCATATATTCGTAAATGGTTACTTCCAGAAAGTGACTGTTGGTTGAATCCAGAGGAAACTGTTAAACATGGAATTGCAGATCACATCATCACTACTTATTAACCATTGACATTAAACTACAAAAGTGATATAATATACTCATGTCAGAAGTAAAAAACTATAGCTCAGATTTACAGCAACTATTCGTACAATTCATGTTTACTGATCCAGAACTTTATTCAAGGGTTCGTAGTATCATTAAGCCTGAATACTTTGACCGCGGCATCCGTTCCGTAGTAAAGCAGTTAGTCGAACACAGTGATGAATATTCATCTATCCCAAGTCTTGAAATGGTCAAGGCAGAAACGGGAGTGACTGTCGAAAAACTGGATAACATAGACCAGCACATCGATTGGTTTGTTGATGAATTTGAAAC